ATGCCAAGTTGAACAGCCTCGAAGCCACCGACCAGACCGAGAGTAAGAAAGGACACAAGCACGTTGAGTCGAATCATACCTTCAAGGTTGGAGTCTTTTTCTTGACGTCGCTCTTCACGTGCCATCAACCACTCGGCAAAGCGGGTTGTCTTCGATGTGCGGGCTTCAGTTTCAGTTTCAGTTTCAGTCAATTAAACCACCTTCTAATCGGTCCAAGGGATCGACAATGATGAAACCAGCCGCTAGGAAATAAGCGGCGGTGTAAACCATGAGTGGTTTACGTAGGACGCGTTGAACACCGTATGGCATTCCCGTGGTTTGGGGAGGTGGTGGAAGACGTTCAAGAGCCTCGAGAACAGTTCTCTTGCGTTTGCTATCAACTACGTACGTAGCGCGTTCAAGGGTCGGTGATGACGACGGCATGAGATAACCGCTTCCCGTGGCCATAGGTGCAAGCATAGGCATCGTCATGCGCGATTGTCGATAGACGACTTGTTCCTCGTCATCGAAGATAGAGTTCATCAATCCACGTCCGGGCTTTGTTGTAGATCGTAAGACCTCTTCAACCTCATGAGGTATTCAAACGTCGGTTCTTCAACAGCCTCAACTTGCATGACGTGGCGACCACTTGGAGTTAGAATACGCGTGGACGCGTTGCCAGTGTTGATGAGGATTACTCGATAAGAATACAATCGGTCCGACGCCGATGGCATCATGGAACCACACTGCCACTCATCAGCCTTCAGAGGGAATTGAGAGTTAGTGTCAACGTCGACCGTCCACCGTTGACCGCGCATGTAGAGTACGTGTTCAAAGTTTAACGTGGAGCCAGGGAAACCCGGACCGACGTTAAACCAATTGAGGACATCGTTGGTCATGTCAATAGGAATGGCTGAGATAACATCGAGCATGATGAAATTGTCCCCGGGTGCTCCACCGTTGAGTAATGGTGATGTTCCACGTTGACAAGTGATGCCAGAAGGAAAGATGGTCTTGTCGTCCATGGCCAAACCTGCAAGGTCAAAGAACGTCTCACTGGCAAATATCTGCCCGCTTACCTTAGTCCAACTGTTGTTTGAACCAATGGTCGATACGGCCGTAAGGTCGTAGTTGTTTGGGGCCGCCTGAGTGATGTCAAGACAACTGTGATACTTGGCTAGAACTTTCACTTCTTACCACCTTTCTTTTTCTTAGATCCTTTCCAAGACTTGGCGGCTCTCTTGAACAACGTCGCATGAGGGGTCTTCGGATGTTTCTTCTTCAGACGTGCGAGTTCTTTCTTCATGTGTTTGTTGTATGCTGATGGTGCGCGCTTGGCAACCTTGACGGCTTTCTTGACAACGGCTTTACCGGCTTTCTTTGCTTCGACCTTTGCTTGGGCTTTTGCACCTTCAGCAAACATAGCCCGGATTTCTTCGAGCGTACCTTCAATCTTAACCAAGGGAATCACCCTCAGTTATCTGCAGCTGTTGACTGGATTGCGATGGCCATGAAGTCCTTGGCGGTCAAGGACACAATGGAAGCGTTGACACGAACAGTGACGTTGCATGCGGCAGTCAAAGCGGTTGCACGTGCGGTGATGTAGAGTTGGTCATTGACGACGTATCGACCATCATCTGAACCCTTGCCGTAGTTGTCGGGGTAAAGGTCAGCCGATTGTTGAAGCCCTTCTTGCAAATCGCAGTTGAGGGAACCTGAGGCAACAAGAGCACGATCATCAGCGAAAACAAATCCGCCTCGGTTGAGGTCGGTGACTTGAACCATCAATTCACGGCCAGCACCAAGGTCCACGGTCAAATCGTCTGAAGCGGTTGTGCCTTGGAAGATGAAGTCAACGCTGTGAACTTGGAGTGCTTGACGGTCGCCAACATCGACGTAAGAACCGAGGTCGATAGTTGCGAACGTGTCAGTACCTCCGGCTGCAACTGTCACTCGTTCGGTAAGGGTAAACATGCTTGTCTTCTTGGTTGCCATTGTATCATCTCTGGGGTGGTCGGGGGTTTTCTTGGTTAACTGAGCAGCGAGCCGGCTCCCCCGACCATCCACAACTAACGATGCGCCGGTACTTAATCCAGCACCTAATCTTCTTTACTCTCACAGCGCCGTCACCGCGCTCTATCGCATAGCGGGTGACCCTTACCCACCCCCACCCACCCTACCATGGTTACTACCATGTATTTGAGAAGTTCGTGACGCAATCCTATTTTTTCTATGATTGAATAACATTATTATTATAACGAATGAGGTACTGGGATGGACAAGGAGGAATAGAAATACCGAACCAGTATTCAATAACCGTCAGCGACGAATCCGCAAAGATTCTGAAATCACTCAAAGACAGCGGCTACAAGGTGAGCCAAGCTATCGATGAGGCAATCAAGACCATGCAACAGCCAGCACTCACCCGCCTCATCGCTATGCGGCGTCAACGAGGTGACGAGTGATGGCTCAACAACGCACATTTCTTTGTGAATGTGGCAAGGTCAACACGCGTCCTTTGGCCGACCGTCATCCACGATACACCGAAGAACGCCCTGAGCCTTCGTACCACGGCTTGCGATGGGACTTTGTTCCGGGCGATGTCGTTCAGGTGGGTATTACGTGCAATGGAAGAACGACATCGTGTCGTCGAGAATATGTGTGGGTTAAGCCACCTGCTGGCGATCCATATGTCAACGTGCGGAAGGTGAAGCAATGAATGACCCTGAAGTCATGGAACGAATTGCAGAAGCACTTGAACGAATTGCAGAAGCAATTGAAACGTGGATTGGTTGGCAATGAAAGCCACGTGCGCGATGTGTGGATACCAGGGCGATGTTCCGGACCTTGCGTTGAGGATGGCGCCAGTCTTAGCGTTCTTTAACCCAAAGTGGGGACGGCGCAAATACTGCCCAGATGTCTGGGTGTGTGATGTGTGCGCTTCAAAGATACGGGACTAGGCTAATGCCAAGTTGAACAGCCTCGAAGCCACCGACCAGACCGAGAGTAAGAAAGGACACAAGCACGTTGAGTCGAATCATACCTTCAAGGTTGGAGTCTTTTTCTTGACGTCGCTCTTCACGTGCC